TTCTTATAACCATCCCAACAATCTATTTCATTTATTTTCATAATAGTAATCCTTTTAAGTATTTATCGATTTAAACAAGTCTTTGAATGTATTTTGCCAACTTGTTTTTCTCAAAACATCTAATCTTTCTAAGAAATCAGCACATTCATATATATTACCTTCGTATTCCATAGTCATTTTAAGGTAGTTTATTAAATGTTGTATTTTACTTCTATGTACTGAATTCTCATATATATTTATTAAATCTAATTTTGACTGCTTAGATAACTGTTTACAATCAAGCATACGTGGTGATGATAGTATTCTTATATTAATATGATATTTTTTAAAATGATCTAACAACTTTAAAAATGTAAATGCATTAAGCACTTGCCATGTAATGCTTATTTCTATTTGTGTGTTAGGTAATAATTCTTCAATACGTTTTATATTTTCATCTAACTTATACCATTTACTAGGAAAACGTATATAATCATTTTGTTCTCCAAAATCATCTATACTTACTCTAAGCATTAGCTTTTTAAAATGTTTCCATTGTTCAATAGCACGTTGATGCACATTTGTAATATTTGTATCATATTCTAGTGTAACATTTTTACTTACGCCTTTGTCTATTAGCTTTTGTAAAAATACATAATGATTTTCAATAAGCATAGGTTCACCACCTACTAGATATACATGTTGCAACTGGTCTATATTATTTTCTAACTGTTGCCAAAAATGTTCACTTTTCCACCAATCGTAATTAGTGTCATCTTTATTATTAATTTCTATTTTTGTATTACTATCGTAAAAATGATCAGTATTATATACACTTGCCCAATCCTTGTACCACATGCTACTACTTTGAGGACCACACATTACACATTTTAAATTACATAAATTACCAAAACGCAAATCCCAATATATAGGCATTTGTGTTGTACTACCATCGGGTGCTGTTAGCTTTACTGCTTTATCGTAATCAATTATATCTTTATACATGTTATTTGTAAATGTACGTCTGCTTTTACCACCGTTAGCTTCTTTTGTCCAACATGTAGCACACTCAACAGGCTTTTCACCTGCTAGAAATTGTTTACGAATTTTACGAGTAAATTCGCTGTTGTGTATTTCTTCTATTGAATGAGTTTTAAAGTTGTGGCCTGTTTGTCCACCATTGCCGGTATCGTAGTTACTCATTAAGCAACATACTCTGCTTGCACCGTTTGTTTTAGTTGCTGAGTGTATCCAAGGAATTGAACAAAAACTATTCTTCTGCATCACCATAAATCCATTCAGCTAATTCTGGATCAAAACTTTCCATTGTTACTTTACCATAGCTGTCATAATATTCAACAAATTGCTTTACTGTTGATTTACGTTTTGGATCATTGTTAAAGGGTCTTCGCATTTCATTTATAACATGATCAACACCTTCTAGTTTTAGTTTATTATCTTCAAAGAATTTTAACGATTCTGCTTTGAATCTATCTGGAATGTTTTCCATAAGAACTTCAGTTTTATTAATAACTGGTCTTATTTGTACTTTAGCATCTGGGTAATGTTCCCATAAGTATTTTATTAATTGTGGAATATGTCTTACACTTAAACTGTTAGCTGTGATATCCCATATACGCAATTTAAATTCTTTATAGTATTGGTCCATGACTGCAATCTTTTCTTCCCATACATCTTCTTGTCTAGTCCAATCGTTTGCTTTGCCCCAACCATCAATACTGAATCTTAAATTTACATTTTCAACAGTTTTAAATTTTTGTAGATCTTTTTCTCTTAATAGTCTAGTACCATTTGTATTAATAACAAAACGTGCATCAGGTGCAAGTGCTCCTAAACGTTGTACTGTCGTTGGAAAGTTTTTAAGATAAAAAGGTTCGCCACCTGCTAGGTATACATGTTTTAAATCTTTATCAACACTACTAATAATGTTGTCCCATGCTTGTGGATCATCACTCCAGTCATAATTGCTTTTGTGATATTTTTTTGCTTCTTTTTCTAATCGGCCTTCTTTCCAATTAAAATGCGTTGCCATAGTTTTATGATTTTGTAATATTTTATTACTGTTACCTGCGAAACACATTACGCATGCTAAATTACATACGTTACCTAATCTTAAATCAAGTGCATGTATTTTTTCATCCTGAAACGGAACACCTTTGTTAATCATGCCTAATGCTTTTTGTCTGAAACTACGAACGCCTTCACGTTCTGGATCATAGCATTTAAAGCAACCCATAGGTTCTCCGCCATCTGCAATTTCTGCTCTCACAGAATGCATCTCTGGACTATTCCATATCTCACTAAGTTTATAATCTTTTATGTGATATTGGTCTAGTTTATTTTTTAAATTTTTACAACACAATGCTACATAACCGTCGTTGTCAACAAATGTAAAATTGTTTGTGTAAATGCAATATTTGTCTGTCATGAATTCTCTTTTGTACTATATTATACAATAGTTATTTGTATATGTCAAATGTATTTAGTCTGTGATTACAGGATCAAAATGATCTAGGTAGAATTGCTTTAGTACATGATGATCAATATCTTTGTGAGCATTTCCAATATTCATAGTATACCATCCTAGTGCATGTCTAAATACACCGCCATTTTCTTTTTCTTTACGTAATAATACTTTATGTAATTTTTCTGCTACACGTCTATATTTGTCTCTACTAACAACTGGTTTAATTCTACGAACCATATTAGTCCAAGGTGATGCTTCTGTTATTTCATTAATTATCATTTTAATTCATCCGGCATTCCGATATCATTTACTACATGATTATCTTTAAATGCTTTTATAACAGTTTGTGCTGCTTCTTTGGTCCAATTTTTATTCATTGCTGTAAGTAACGATTCAAAACTATTTAAATCTTTTCCACTATCTAATTTTAATACTTTTGCAATTTCATCTGATTGTTTCCAAGGACCGTCTATTGTTTCGTTTTGATTCTTTTTAGTATATCCTGTACCTGCTTTATTTGGAACAGGTGTACGTTTAACACGTAATAGTCCTTCGGTTGGGCTCCACATATAACGTAGTTCTTCCATAGAACGACCGTCTTCAAGTTTAGCATCACTTTGTTGTCTATCAAGTACTGCTGCCATTGACGCTATCATAATGTTACGGAATACGCCTTTATATTTTGATTCATCTTCGCTAGGAGAATGATAATAAGTTTTCATCCAACCTGGGTCGCCTGGCATGAAATCCACTTGTACAAATCCTGTACGTGGTCTTCCATCTGTTTGTTCTTTATTAAAGTTTTGTATTTCAACTTTTGTCATTATAACACTTGACTTTGCTATATCTTTAATTAGTGGATTCTTTTTAAGTTTTTCAACAAATGCTGGTAGTTCTTCTGGAGGTAAATTTAATGCAACATCAATGTCGCCACTAAATTGTCTTTTACCTACACTACCTAATGTAAAGTTATTTAAATCTATACCTAATGATTTTTCTAACATCTCTAACGTAGGTTTTATTTCGTCGATGTGTATAGCACCAACACCTGGCATTGCACCGCCTTCGTTAAGTGTAAAGTACTTGTTAATTAAATTTGTGTTTTCAAATGTACCATATTTTTGTGTCCATTTGTATAAGTTTGTTTTATACTTGTCACTTGTTCCGCCCCAATCCCAAGCACGTCTTGGTTTAAGTCCTGGTTTTATTGGTTTAGGTTTAATTTTTGTTTTTGGAGCAATAGCTGGTCCTGGAGCAGGACTTATTGCTGGACCAGGAACTGGTTCTGGTACTACACTAGGCACTTCACTAGGCATTGGATCTAATTCTGGTTGTGGTAGAGGAGTTGTGTCTATGCCTGGGTCTGTAGCAGGGTCTGGTGCAACTGGATTATCAATTTCTGGACCTGGCTCTGGCTGTGCTGGAGCTTCAGGATTTACTTCTGGTTTGTTACCTGGAGCAGGATCAGTCTTTGGAGCATCTGGAAATGCATCTGGGTCAGCTGGCTGTTCAGGAGCAGGTGGAGCTTCGGGATCTAAATCAGGATCTGTTGTAGGCTCAGGTGCTTCTGGACTTTCAGGCTCAGCTGGTGCTTTTGGTTGTGCCGGTGCTTCAGGATTTACTTCTGGTTTGTTACCTGGAGCAGGATCAGTTTTTGGTTCACTTGGTAATGGATCTGGATCAGCTGGCTGTTCAGGCTTTGCTGGTGCATCTGGATCTAAATCAGGATCTGTTGTAGGTTCGGGTGCTTCTGGGTTTTCTGGTTCTGTACCTGGCTCCGGTTGTGTTGGAGCATTTGGATCTATGTCTGGTTTATCACCCGGTGCTGGGTCAGTTTTTGGAGCATCTGGAAACTCATCTGGTTTCTCAGGTGCATCTGGAAATTCTGGTGCATCTGGATCCAAATCTGGATCTGTTGTAGGCTCAGGTACTTCTGGGTTTTCTGGTTCAGTAGGTATTACTGGTTGTTTAGGTGCATTTGGTTTTACGTCTGGGCCTGGTTCTTTTTTTGGTTCTACTGGTTCTTCTTCCGGTCCTTGTGGAAATGGTTCTTCTTCCGGTTGTGTTGGAAAAGAAGGTGGAAACGGAATAACTTTAGGTTTATCAGTATCAGGAATTTCTACAGGAGTATCACTTGGAATTTCTGGAGCCTTTGGTTGTTTAGGCGAATTAGGAACAATTACTGGCTTTGGAGGAAATGGGTCATTAGCAGGTAATGTTTCTGGATCACCTGGCTCTGGTACTCTCTGCGGTAATGCATCATATACTGGTGGAACATCTGTTTCAGGTTGTGGATAAAGTCCTAAATCTTCTGGTACTTCTGGAGATAATAATGCTTTTGGACTAAGTGTATTTACTTCTGGTGCTACTTCGTTTGCAGCTTTTTGAAGTGCTGGATCAACTTTACCAATTAGATCATCTATTGCTTGTTGGTTTTTTGCTTTACGAAGTTTATCAGCTAAATCATCAGCTGCTTTTTTAAGACCAGGGTCAATTACCCCGTCAAGTGATTTAACAATTTCGTCATTTCTATATCCTTGAGCAGTCTGATAATCAAAGTCATCTTTATATCCATCAGGATCATTTAAATATTTCTTTGTTGTTTTATACCAATCTATAATATCTTGCATAGCTTGTTGTGGATCTGACTTAATATAATCTTGTTGTATCTTCCACTGTAATAATTGTTCATCTTTTAAAGTACCATCACCTAAAGTTGAAGGTGTAATTATGTTTAAAATTACGCCACCAAATATTCTAGGAATTGCTTTTAATCCTAACTTAGATAAGTTCTTCCAATTTAGTTTTGGAGGCTTAACATTATCGTTTGCCGCAATTAATTGTTTCATCATTGCTGGATTTTTTATAAAATAGTTACTAACATTTACTCTAATTCTAGGATTGTTTTTAAATTTGTCTGGGAATAACTGTGTAACTTTACCAACTGATTGATTAGCTGATGCTTTTGATACTCCGTATTTTTGTTGAAAGTCTGCAGGATTCATGTTATTAAATAAGTCAACTGCTGGCATCCCTTCCATAAGAGCCTCAATTGATTCCATGATCATTTTGCTTTGTTTGCTATCGCTATGAAAATTAAATGAGTTTACTTGAAATTCTTTGTTAGACGTTTTAAAATTGTTCTTACGCATAACTGTTTTTGCAATAAGATCTAATTCATTGTTAGCATTGTCCCAACGTAAAGCAAATGGTATGTTTACGTCTGTTACTAAGTCTTTGAGAACCGCTTCAGAATCTGGACCCAATTGTGCAATTTGTTTCCCCCAACGTTTATGTTCTTGTTTAAATAAACGTGTTAGCTCACTTGCTGTAATTTGTCTTACATTACGTTCATCATTAACTCTATCTAAAAAATGTCGGGTAAATTCTACATCAATTCCTACCTTCGCAAATAATCTATCTGCGAAAATCTCTAATTGGTCCAGTTCTGTTTGCGATAATTTTCTATCTACTTCATAAATTCTCATACAACTATTTATGCAAAATGCATTCCTTACATTAAAAACACTATTAGAGCATATGTAGCATAGTGGAATATCTGATCAAATGTTTGTAATCTCCAAAATGCTGGCCCTTCGCGTGATATATTAAACTTCTTTAGTATATTTGACTTAGTAAAATCAATATGCCAATGACATATATAGTCTAAAATAGCAAATAATACTGCTGATAATGGATTAATAAAGAACAATAATGTTATAAAAGTTAATACACTGTGATCTAATGAGTGTAAATGTAACCCTCTATTAAAATATAAGTGCTTTCTTGATGGCACTCTAAATGATTGTACCGCTAGATCTGCTACTGCATGTTTACACATTAATGCAAACAAGATTATTGTTTCTAATTCCATTATTATTTTCCTGTTGGTTTTTCGCCTGTTAAGTGAGGTCTTGAAAACCACAACTTAAACCATTCATCTGTTCCAGGCTTTATATTCTTTTCACGTTGTACACGACCTTTATCAGAACCTGTAATACTTATATTACTTTCATCGTCACTGTCAACTATATTACCTTCACGATCAAGTATTCCTGCTAAACGTTTTAATTTATAAATTTCATCTATTTTCATTGTACTTGCTTTCCTAAATTCGCTGGACGAGGCTTTGGCTTCGGTATATTAGTATTTTGAGCTTGTGGCTTTGGTTGAGTTTTTCCTAAGTTTGCTGGGCGTGGCTTTGGTATATTAGTATTATTGTTTGTATGTGGATGTGCATGAGGCGGTTCTTTTGCATTTGGTCCTGGGCTATAATCACCCTTTTTCATATTATATGGAACATTTCCTCGAATATTTTTATTGATAGGGTTTTGCATTGTATCATCACCGTCAATTCCATAGTGTGGATTAGGGACTGTTTTTAAAGGATTCCATTTTTGTTGATTAGTGGCATTTGGATGAGTTAGCTCAATATCAAAATTTGGTCCTGTTTTTGGTCTATTTTGTATAGTCATAAACTCTGTATCCCTAGATGTAGGAACCTTCAGCTTTCGTTCCCAATCTTCGTAATCTATTCTTTTTTCTGCTGTTCTAGAACTCATCTCTTTATGGTAAGACGCATAAACCTCGTAATTGGTTAAGTATGGCATTTGTTTTTGGATAATATCATCTACAACTGTACCATCATTATTGCTAAATTTATAGTCACCGGGTTTTTCTATGTATTGTACTACATGTTGTAATTCATGTACGGCAACAAATCTATCAACAAAGTCTGGATGAAGTGTTACTTTTTTCGAGTTGCCATCCCATTGTCCTTGAGCACTAATATTGTCATCTACAACAATATCAAAATCTTTTAAAAATGGATATGCTTTATAAAGTTCTTTGGCATCAATCAAATCTTTAAACTTGTAATTTTTCCCAACTTTAATATCAATGTCTTTTATTTTAAGTTTGTTGTCAGGTATTTCTTGTCGCCAATCACCATTAGGATTTCTAAATGTTCCTGTTTCCCACCAAATTTCATTTCTATTGTAACCTTCTTTTTCCATTTTTCTAGCAAGTTTTTCTTTTTTGAAATCATACGTTTTAGATTTTCTACCAATAAAAGTTGCTAGCTTATCATCACCTGGTCGTTTCCCATCTGATGTATTGGGTTTAGGATTTTTAAGTTCAAATAATTTATTAGTATTAAATGTTTTTAAATTTGTAATTTCGGTTATTTTCATTTCTTTTTACCTGACTTCATATTAGCACACCAATGATACATTTTTGCTTTCTCACCGCTTGCCTTTTTAGCTTTAGCTCTTAGTTCTGTTACGCTACCGTTACAACTAGCACCTGACTTTTTTACTCTGCCTGGCTTGCTTTT